TATTATAATCTTCGAAGGCTAGCCTCGCAAACTCTTCTCTTTTCTTTAACTTAGATGCTTTGTTACTTGGGTTTTCATATTTGTCTAAAAATGCCCAAGTGGAGTTCTTATTACTTATCCCACCTTCAAATATAGTAGAGTTAATAAGCTTAGTATATGTACTTGCAAATGCAGCACCATTAGTTATAGAGTCTTTCTGGCCTCTAAGTTCATGTAAGATAAACTCTAACTGTAAGAAGAAGTCATCAGGTTGTTTTTGTCTAAGAGTAGCAAATGCTCTTAGCTTATCTTGACGATAACCTGCATTAGCTGAATTATTCCATTGAGCTAAGCCCCATGAATCTTCACCTTTAACATCTGTAGGTCTAGCTGGATCTAAAGTACTTTCAGCCTGTAGATTACCCACTATACCTGCTGCAGCTACTGGCGTTAACCTATTACCTACAAAGAATTGCATTATTATAACTCGCTTTTGAGCTATAGACGCATCCTCTCGATAACTAGTTTTTAGCTCTAATGGAATGAATACCCCATCTCTACCTATATTATTATCTGATAAACTAGCAGCATTTCCAGACAAGCTAGCTAGTCTTTTTTGACTAGTAGAGGGTCTTTCGAATTTGTTAAGAGTACCAAGTATGATAGGAGATTGAGATAGAGCACCATCAGCAAATATACCAAACACAGTAGAGGAAGGTAACACTTGAGGGACTTTTCCTATACCTGAGACAGCTGACTCTGTAGTAGGTAACATACAGTCAGCCCAGGGTAAATCTTGAAAAGATACATCTGGACCATGAATGCCATGTATTCTTACTTTAGCTTTTCCTATTGCTGCGCGCTGAGAGCTAACAGCAACAACCGTTCCTAAAAACCATCTTATCTCGTCACCGTAATACATTTTTATCCTTTAAGAGCAGTTTGATTAGATATTCTACCACATTGTAAAGATACATTATGGGTTCTTTCTGGAATATCAAGAATGTGTCTTTTAGCTAGCATAACATACCTACCTGTATTATTAGTACTTTCAACTTTGGTTTGCTGGTATGTTCTAACTGATAGTTGATTACCAACACTTTTATCTGTATTGTTGGAATTATTAACAGGAAGAAATAAGAATCCAGGCATTTCTAAATCATACACATTTTTAGTTAGGTATAAAAGAATAGCAGTTTTAAACTCTGGTAAAACAGCTTGGTAATATGTTGAACCTTCGTTAAAGCTATCTATATCTTCAAGAGGATAATTAGAGGTAGAGATGACAGAAATAATTTTAGAGTTCATCTCACCTAACGTTAATTCTGATTTGCCGCTTGGATCAACTAAGAAGTCCTCATTAACGAGTCTCTTTAATTCATCTCTACTAATTATATTATTATTTTCTAGTAATTTTATAACGCTATTAACTATAGAATAATGACGAGTATTATTTACTGTCTCATTGCCCAAGCTAATATAGTTATGTAAAATACCACCAGCACCTGATTCAACTAATTCAAGCGTATCTTCTAATGCTGTGCCTTTATAATGTCTTAAAGCTGAAGCCATTTTAGCTATATTATTAAGAGGAGTATTTGTCTGAGCTTGAGAATATACAAATGGATTACTTTGATTAAAGGGTTCATTTTCTAAAATAGTTTCTAAATCACATAAAACAAGTTTATCTGAATATAAAGAAGAGTATAAGAAGTAAGGACATCCAGTACGTGTAGTCATACGGTTTAAAACTTCTTGGCAAGCTTGCAGAGGACAAATATATGGTACAACGTATCTAAAAGCTTCTTGATAAGAAGGTTTACAGTTAGTAGTATCTAACTCTACATTAAGTTTATCCTGTAGAATAGTTTGAATTATTTGCTCACCAGTACCTGTATACCCTTTACTAATCTTCTGCACTTTATCATAAAAACCAATATCTTCGATCAGGTCAAATACAAACACATTAGTATAGTCATTATATTTTTCAGCGGAACCAATACTTCTTATGACAAAAGTTTTCTTAATATTTTTAATATACGTTGCAGGATAACCAAACTCAATGACTACCTTCTCCGTACCTTCAATGCCAGGAAAATCTAGCAACCCAAAATCATCTGCTAAAACTAATTTAGCAGTTAAATAAGGCATACTAATATGTTCAAATATACTTAACTCCACTGATGTCTGTATAATGTCAAGCTCATCAGATACTTGAGGGCCAACTTTAAATTGACGCCCAGGTATTTTTAATGAAAGTTTTGTTAGATCGAAACTCTCAGGAGTAAAGTTCGTAAGTTGATTCATTGAACAAGAAGCCTTTGATATTCATCTTGTATCTGTCTTGCAACGGCTGGGGTAAAGACTTTAATTTGAGATAACCCATCATTATTTTTTATAAAGATCTCTTGAACTGACTTGCTTGTATATCCTAACGTACTTAGACTAAATGGTAGGTTGTCTACCCCTCCATCAATTTGTCTTGGAAGATCAACAATGTTACCACTAGCATCTTCATAGTGATGTACAGAAAGATATTGTAGAGCGTTAGATTGAGATACAATGCCAAAGCTATTTGGATCTGCTGCAGGAGATCCAGTCCACAAACTAAGATCTGTCTCGCCTTTTTGAGACCAAAGTTCTTGAGAACCACCTGGAAGACTATAACTTGACAGAGTTACCGTTCCTGTTGCTCTTTCCCCTCTTGACAACTCAGGTTTTGAAAATTCAATAGTAGGAGCGGTTTTGTAATCATCTCCTCCATCAATAACAGCAACTCCTGAGATTTCACCGTTTTCATTTAACTCTGGAACCGCTACAGCTCCTTCTCCATTACCACCTTTAAATGTAATAGTAGGGACTGCTGTATACCCTGACCCAGGATTATCAATAGTAATAGAAGCAACTTCTACTATAGGTTTAACAATAAGATGTCCTAGATCTAAATTCTTTTTTAATATTTTAGCTTTAAACGGAGGATTATCAAAAGTACCGCTATTATCTTTTTTAGCTAATAGGTCACCTACATAAAACTCCCCTTGAAGATTAGAGTTAGTTTTAAGTGTAATGTTTGGATAATAAACTTTGAGATATTCAGTTACTTCAGAAGGAGTAAATGGCCATCCTTGGACTCTTAGCTTTTCATTAAGCATATAAAACTGCCAATAATAATCTGTAGTGCCATATAGCGTTTGAGAAAGCACATCAGGTCTCTCTCCGTTAGGTATAGTGACTTCAGTATATACTGCTACTTGATCGGATAGCTGATCAATAATATCAATATAGGTAGTTAAGTTTTGAAAAACGGACTGAGAATTCTCATTACCAAAGTTGTAATTAACTAGAGGAAAGTTAGTAAAAAAAGTCATTAACCCGCTCCTCCCACTATAATTTCTGGTCTATCATTTTTAACATCATTTCTATTTAAAGCTCTTTCTTCAATAAAGTTAAGGCTAATATCTACTTCTTGAGGATTACCATCTGTGTGAAAAGCCATAGCATTAGGGTTATAAACTGCATCAAAACTCTGAAGAAAACAAGGTAACAATCCAGTAGCTACTTGTTTAGTATCTCCAAACTCTAATCCTCCTGCTTTACTAAAGTTACCATATTCCATAGTAATATTAAACTTGGAGGGATATTTAAGAGTCAAGCTGGTTCCTTGAGTTTCATCTAAGGCAGCTCCAATATCCGGATACATTGCAATTCTAAACCACTTTATCATTTTATTTATGATATCAGCCTCTTGTGCGGAGGTAGGTATAAGTTTAAACTGAAACCTAAACGTCCTTAATGCAACACCATTTAAGATATTTCTATTGTTAGGATTGATAGTAACTCCTGTAGACGTTGCGACTGCTCCGGCAATTTGGGGCGCATTAAAACGTCTCGCTATTCTTTGTACTGCTGCCGCAGCGCCTGCATCTCCTAAGTCACCAAATGCTGCGGATGAAATATCTTCCATAACCGATTTTAGAGCATCGCCTGCAAGTCCTAACGCGCTGGTTCCTGCTGCTACTCCTTGCATAGCTGTTGCACCAATTGCTCCTAATTCAATACTACCGTATTGTATATTGTCAGAAATTTGAATAGATTGAGGCAAAAATAAAACAACTTCACCTTTGTTTGTTGTGTTGTTTGCTTTACCTTTTACTGGAGAAAAAGCTTCTCCTCTAAAGTTATTATCTGTTATTTCTCCTGAGATTCCAGCAGCTGCAGCTGTACGAAATGCTAACCCTGATAAACTTTGATAATCTTCGTCAAACGCATGAAATCTAATTAACCCCCTATAATCATCTTGGTTCTCAATAGGAAAGGTATAACGAGGATTATACTCATTAACCTTCGTTTTAAATGGCTCACCGTGGATATTAGGAAATTGCATACGAGTACCTATAAATAGAATTTTATGAGATTATTTATATGGCTTATTCAGGTAAATATAGAGTAAAGCATCGAAGTAAGTATACAGGAAATCCTGACAAGGTCGTTTACAGGTCTATGTGGGAGCGCTATTGCTTTGTTTGGTGTGATAATAACCCCAACATAAAAAGTTGGTCATCCGAAGAAGTGGTTATACCATATCTTTGGGATGTAGATAAACGTATGCATCGTTACTTTATGGATCTTAAAATAAGTTACAAAGATGGTAGAACTATACTAGTAGAAGTAAAGCCAGATAAAGAAACTAAACCACCTAAACGACCAGATAAATCAAAACGCTATATTAGCGAAGCAATGACTTATGTAAAGAATATGAACAAATGGGAGGCTGCTAATGAATACGCCAAAGATCGTGGATGGGAATTCCAGATATGGACTGAAAAGACTCTTACTGAAATGGGTATCATGCCTAAGCAAAGCAAAAAGGGAGAGTTAAAACCTTTGAGATCTCTTAAACCTATCAGTAGAAAAAGAGTATTGAAAAAGAGATAAATAACGTTATGTCAAATTTATTTCAGAAAATAGAACAAGACGCTTTTAGAGCAGGTATCACACCACGCACTCAACAGTCGCGTGATTGGTTTCGCCGTAAGGTACAAGGTATCAGGCGGATTAATAGGAATCAATTAATGAAGGATGAGCAGTTATCCTTAGGTAGCAGACGTCTTATTGGATCGATGCAAATGTTCTTCTATGATCCTAAACATAAAGACAAGCTACCTTTCTATGATAGCTTTCCTCTTACTATCGTTTTAAGTCCTGCTCCAAATGGTTTTATGGGTCTTAACTTACATTATTTACCTCCTATTCTTAGAGCTAAGTTTCTCGACTCTTTGTTAGATATTACTAATAACAATAGATATGATGAGAGTACTAAGTTTAATGTTACCTACAACACTCTAAAGAGAGCTGCAAAGTTTAAGTATTTTAAACCTTGTGTAAAGCATTATCTAGCCGGTCATGTAAGAAGTAGATTTGCTGAAGTGCATGCTCCTGAATGGGAGATTGCTGCATTTCTTCCTACTGCAGATTGGCAAAAAACAAGTGCAGCTGCTGTATATTCTTCTTCAAGGAAAATGATCTAATGATAGATAAATTTAAAGGTCTTATATCTCAAAAAGATGGAATGGCAAGGTCAAACGTATTCCAAGTTATTCTTCCTTCTATTAATGGAGTAACAGGAGAAGAAATAAATCTTTTATGTAAAGACGTACAACTACCAGGCAGACAAATCCTAACTAATGAGCGCCGTATCGGAATGCAGAATGAAAAGATTCCTTATGGATACGCAGTAACAGATACTAGTATGACTTTTCATTTACTTAATGATTATGGAGTACGTAAGTATTTTGAGACTTGGCAAAACTTAGCAGTAAACCAAGAAACCAAAGAGGTAGGGTATCAAAAAGGAAAAGAAGGTTACGCTAAAACTATTCTAATAAGACAGCTTAAAAAAGGTTTTGGTCTTCCTGTATATTCTACGCCACTTGGGCTACCAAAGCTGCCGGCAGAAATTCAAAACCGATTGCCTAAAATCGGGCCATTTGATTTTGCACAAGGAGAACTTGATTTAGATTTTGTTACAAAAGATCAAGTGATATACAGCTGTAGACTTATAGATGCGTTTCCTACCTCTATGAGTGCTATACAATTAAATAACGAACTAGACGGTTTGGTTGAGCTTAATGTTCAGTTATCTTACACTAACTGGGAACCAGTAGAGTTCGGAGTAACAAACGCAACTGAAAAATTTATTAAAACACAAATAGGGACCGCACTTAGCAGAGCATTTTCGTAAAGGATGAAATGAATGGCACTACCCAAATTAAATGATGTACCAAAGTATGAACTAACTATACCATCTATAGATAAGAAGATTTATTTTAGACCGTTTTTAGTTAAAGAGCAAAAAGTATTAATGATGGCTCTAGAGACTCAAGATGATAAACAAATCTTAAAATCTATTACTGATACTATTGAAGCTTGCTTAGAAGATAATATCAATGTAAAATCACTAGCTACGTTTGATGTAGAGTATATGTTT